TTTCATTTTCATTCTCCATATATATGTATATATATAAGTATCACACTAATCTAAAATAACTACTTTTTTTTCTAACTTCTGTGCATGTTTAATTGTGTCCAATGTACCATTTGAGTTGTAGTTACTTGGAATAAATGCCACTATATAATCACTATATTCTGCTATTTGTTTGTTTCTGTCAAAGAAATTAGTAATGTGATATTTTTTTCCATAATCATTTTGTTCTAAAATACAATGTTGATTGTATTGATAATGTCTCGGTGGAAATTCTATATATCTCATGTCAAACTCAAGTGCATATTTTTTAGCATATCCATCGGCACCCTTTGGTTGCCCACCACTTATTATCTCAACTTTATCACCAAAATGTTGTTTTAATTTATATACAAATTCTTTTATCTTTCTTCTATTAGAATATGTTCGGGCCCCCACTATACCAATTCTTTTCACTCTAATCCTCGTAGTCGTTTCTTTTTTGTTTTCTCTTTGATGGTTTATCGTGTCTGTATGATTTATCTTGTTTATGTGGGTTATCTTGTCTGGATGATGTTTTATCCGACATAATAAACTCTAAACAAGACTTAAATGTTATTAATCCTTTAAGTACAGAAGTTATTCTATCTTCACTACCCCTATATTGAAATCTATATGGGAAACCCAATGTTATATCATCTTCATGTATAATATCATACCAAGTAAATTGAGCATGGTCAGCATCTCTATTTGGTCGTATTGTAGTTTTGTAGTGAAGTAAACTTTCGTACTTTTGCATAAATGATTTCAATTCGGCCGGTTTTACTTCTCCTTCATCATACCACAATTGCAGTTTAAAGGTAGCTACCCCATTTACCTCATTAATTTTATCAATCACTATTGATTCAAATTCCGTATTGATGAAATCGGATAATTTAAGTCTCAGTGCATATATCATTCCTGTTGTTGGCATCTTAATTCTCCACTTTTTTATCACATAAATCTGGTTTATCACGGAAATCACACCATCTACAATTTTTCTTCGAAGGTAGTTTACTATAAATATGGTCGTCTCTATATTCTCCGTCATCGGTGAAACATTCGTCCATGAATTGTTCTAACCTGCGATTCACCTTATTGATTGAGGGTGTTCCATTTGCTGGTATGAAAGTCTGTATTCTCTTCTGTGGAAAGTCTAAGTTCTCATACAACTTTCTCTTTACTATAAAATACTCTACTTCAATCCTATCCATAGGGATGTCATGCTGTTGAGAATAAAACTTCTTATATAATAATAATTGATCTGTTTTATTCTTATCGGCCTTTTGCCATTTGTTCCAACCCATGGTTGAGGTCTTAATATCAATAATTTTGATTCTATTTCTAACCGTATCCTTGATGATTAAATCAATATAACCTCTAAACTTAATATTTTTTGGTAATGCATAATTGAGGGCGGTTTCTATACCAATTAACTCGTATCCACGTTTACTGAAATATTGATTTCGTTTTTTCTTGAAGTAATCAAGTATCCTCACCCCATCTCCATAGAACTCTACCATTTGGTCTTTTGTACAGAACTCCACCCCACCATTCTTCTGAGTGATTTCCATGAAGTTCTTCTTCAATCTATCTTCAAGTTGTTCATTTAATAATAGATTATCTGCTGCTTTAATACTATCGGAATACATTACCTTTAGATATTCTTGTAGTACTTCATGCATACTCGTACCGAACATTGTGAAAATGTTATCAGTAAATACAGAATGTTTATCTACATAGTTTAATTTCCACATATAAGGACATTTATCCCATTGTGAAAACTGACTATATGATATTGATTTTTTCTTAGCCATTTAATTTTTGTATTACAGATTGTTTGGGTAGTGCCCCAATGAATCTATCTACTTCTACTCCATTTTCTTCAATTACCGTAGCTGGAATTGAACGAACTCCATATTTAGAAGCTAATTCTTGATTCTGATCCACATCAATAACCTGTATTGAATAACCTTCATTGGCTATTTCGTTCATAATTGGTTTAAATGCTTTACACGGACCACACCATGTGGCTGTGAAATATTTTGCTGTTTTCATTATTTACCCCATTTTCCATTTTTTACGATTGTTGCCATAATACCATAGTTGGATACATCAAGATAAGCATCTTCCATCGGTTCTCCCTCTACTGCATTTGTTTTATTACCCATCAGTAAAGTTTTTAACCTTTGTATCTTATCATTCATCCTAAACCACAATCCAGTAAGAGATAAATGTACTTCTTCTTTGGTTTGTAGTTGTGTTCCAACACTTATGTTGCCAGGACCGTAATCGTGTTGCTTGTGACAGAACAATATGTATTGTTCTCGTTGTAATCTTTTAAATTCTTCAGTCATCTGTGGCCACTCTTGTTCCATCATTGTTACAATATCACCGTGGTCACCTGTTAAATAAGAATTTACTTCTTGTTTGTTTTTTGATTCTCTTATTGCCTTCGGCATAATATACTCCTCAATTTCTACTTGATCTTACGACAAATTTTTGTAAAAGTCAAGTGTTTTATACCAATCCACACATGACTTCCTTAAACGAATTGACCATTGAAATAGATGACAAATGTTTCTCTGCCAATGTTCTATTAACATCACCCATTTTATAATCATATCCTTTTATCATATTAATCATATCATTTTTATTATCTATATAAATCTTTTTGTCCCACCCACAACAATTTCTATATAATAATGTTTTAAAATTACTCTCATCAACCCAACCGTCTGAAAATCCACCTTGTTTATTAGAACTTATACCAGTTATTTTTAATTCATTCTTGTGTTCAGAACTGTTATGACCAAACACTAAAACTGGTTTACCCATTGACATTGCTTCATATACACTTCTTCCATAACCCATAACAAAATCTGATTTATCAATTTTTTCTCTAACATCACTTTCTATGACATTCCAAAAAATTAATTTTATATTCAATTCTCTACATGCCTCAAATACAAAATCTTGTGGTGGAGTCCTATTGTGATATAAACATACTTTTGGTATTTCATTTAGATTATGATTACTTTTAAATTTATCTAAATCTATACCATTTAAGATGAACATATCTGCATCTAAAACATACTTAGACCGTCCAGATACCGTTATATGTTTACTATGCTTTAATTTGGGTTTAGCGTTATCTACCATGCTACTATGACTTACAAATATTGTATTCTCACCTACTCTTTTTGCAATATCTTCGTGGTCTGTATTTTGTAATAAAACAACATCATACTTTTTATTAAAGTCTACCGAAGAAATAACATTGGCGTACTGACTAACATCTTTAACATATTCCTTTTTTGAAATAAGATATGGATTATTACTAAGAAAAACTACATCAATATTAAATTGATTCAACCCCTTCATTAATTCATATGCCCAAGTAGTTACTCCTGTGTAATGGTTAAGGGCCAAGATAAATAACACATTTATCATATTTATTTTATTTCATCTATTATACCATAGTCCAAACATTCTTCTGCCGTCAAGTATGTATCGTGTTGTGAAACTTCTTTCCAAAACTCTTTATCTTTCGATGTAACTTCTCCGAGTATTCTATTAATATTTTCTTGTAATTTTTTCAAGTGGTCAGCTCCCTTCAACACATCAGAAGTTTTACCCACTTCAAATGCTGAACCCTCGTGAACCATAACCGTTGAATTTTCTGTCATTGTTCTTTTACCAGTTCCACAGGCCAATATTACAGCTGCTGCAGACATACAGGCTCCAATACAATGAGTATTTACTTTGACTGGTAATGAATTGAAATAATCAATCGTTCCTAACATAGAATATACATCTCCACCATAAGATGATAATACTAAGTTTATATCTCTATCTTTGTTATGTTGAACGAAATTATCAAATCTTGTCATAACTGCGTATAATTGATCTGAATCTATCTCGTAAGTTAGATACATAGTATTACTACCTAAGTTAATACCCCATTCTAAATTTTTAAATAGCATTTGTGTTTTCTTATCCATACCTGATATATCTCCATAATTAACTTTTAAAACTTCATTCATTTTATTCCTACTTTTTAAAGACGAAAACGGGTTCATATTTATATCCCGCTCCCATCACACTTGATAAGGTTAATTGTAAGGTATTCTCTTGGGTAAATCCCAACTCTGTAGAAATCCTTACAGTTTGTTCTTCTATAAATTTATACTTGGGTGTATTTGCGATATTGTATAACATATAACCACCTTTTTTTAATCCGTAATAACAATTCTCTATGGTCTTTCTTAAAAAACCATTTACCCATTCATCACCTGATGGGAATTTAATATAACTTTGTGTGGACTCATCGGAATACTTTTCCGTGTCGAAATAAGGTGGTGAAGTAAAACATAAATCAAGAGATGATTTGTTTGGAATGAAATCCTCACTTCCTTGTTTATATATATCAACTTTTTTGTTAATATACGAGAATTCTTCGCTCATTTGCAATAAACCATTATAAGTTCTTGTAGATGGTTCAGTTCCAATATAGTGTTTAGTATTAGATGATGAAAGAAATCCAAGTAACCTTCCACCCCAACCACAACTCATATCCCATATCACTCCATCACCACCAAACTTCTCGTAAATTACTTTTGCCGCTGTTGGTCTGAAATTACTTACTGCTTGAACACCTGAATATAACTTCAAAGATTGTCTTAGTCTATTTTCGTGGAACTTGTTTCTTTCTCCCTTTGGGTCCTCACCCTTGTAATGTTTTTGTTCCCAATTCCAACACTTTGTAATAACTGACTTGAATATCTTATCATCATTGAATGCCTGCATCGGTGATGTTCTTGAATGTCCACATTGAACTTCCCAAAAGAAAGGAAAGTATGACCAAGCCAATCTCAGACAGTGCATAGTTTGGACTATCTGATTGTCTATGAATATTGTATCGACATCAAACTTTTTGAGTTTCCTCATATGTTCGTGTTTTTCATCTTCACGAATTTTGTAGTGGGGAAATCCATGACGCCTGTAATAATCAAATATGACTTCTACACCATATTCTCTATCTACTACATCTATTGAATTTGTAACCCTTTCAAACTCTAAGTCTTTCTCATCTATATCAATGAATTGACCGAGAGTTTCATAATTTACTCGTGTCATTAGGGTAGATTTAGTTTACGAATTTCCTTTGGATCTGCCCCATATTTTTGTAATATGGTTTTGAGATTTGCTTTGTTTTGTTCGGTTGAGTAGAACACTTCTAAGTATTCCCTTGCCTCTGATAAACTTGATTCGTAGTGTTTTGCTACTATCTCAACTACCCACTTTTCGTATTTCATATCTTTCTTTCCTTTTGTGTATCGTAACCAT